AGGGAAGTTGTCTGGATGGGTCATGATGAGTCAGGGATCTGGCTCCAAGCGTGGGCCCATACTTTGAAGCTCCCCGTGGAGTTGCAAGACATGGTAGGGCGGGGTGCTGCACAATTTGGTTCCATCTTGTGGTCGAGACTTGTGCTTTGGCTGCATGCTGGCATGACGGAGTGGCCATCTGCTGTCTTTTCCTGCTTTGCCGTTTGGCGCATTGCTAGACAGGCAAAAGCATTGGGGGTTTGGTGGTACACAAAGTTTTGGTGGCGCTTGGTAATGGTTCTCATTTTCCTTTACCACCTTCCCCCTGACGTGATGGTCCCTCTGTTATTTAGGGGTTGTTACTGGCTCCTGCGAGAGGTTGTCGCCATAACTCACCAGCGGAAGGAAGCTTGGGAATGGCTTCAGACTTTTTATGTCGCCATTCTTGTCAAATTCATTGCATGGGCTGAGTCTGTTAATAGTGAATTTGAGAAACACCACTCCCTGGCTATTGCCAGAGGTTCCTCTCGGCTTACCCAGCATTTTAAGTCAATGGTGATGACAGCTTCCATTGTTGTGTCTGACTTGGCATTGCCATCTTATGTGAGGACAAAAGGGCCTCTTAGGCCCGATCGTGAGACCCTGGAGGCTTCTTTGACACTCATGAAAGACCTTGGTTGGCCCATAAACGTGAATGTCACGGATCCCGCTCCCCTGGCCTCCCAGCCATTTAAGGAGTGGGTGCTTTGTGGGTCAGACTTCAAGCAAGGAATTCACAATCTCAAGATGCAGATCGATGAGGACCTTGAGTCCCTGCGCATTGCTGGCATCCGGTACCGGAGGTCTGAGGAGTATGCTTCTGTTGAGAATGAACTGGAAGCCACCTCACGGTATTTCCGCTCCCCGAAGTATGATTATCCTGACCTTGACTTAGATGATGTCTGGTTTGTTCTGGGGGATATCTTTAAGCATTCTCGACTCACATCCTTCAATTATATCATTCGGATGTGGGAGAAAAAGTATGCGTTAGGTGCTTTCATGAGGGATCCCCTTAGGCTACGCAGTAAGTATAAGCGATCCAAGTTTATCCATGACTTGGGCGGTTATGGTCCTTTCAAAGCACTATGGGCCCGCACCTTTTGGGCCGCATCTCAGATTTTGCCAGTTTCAGCTGTGTCTGTGAAGGGCGAGGCTTTGCCTGAGAAGAAATGGGCCAACAATATGGTTCGTTCCATTATTGGCTCGCCTATTACCCAGTACATTTTGTCAACCATTTGGAATTATGGCCCCAATCACAAGTTTTCGTGGGTTTCAACACCCATCAAAATTGGTATGCCACTCAATGGTTACTGGATGTCCACT